CGTTGTTACAGATAGAAACAGTCTCTTAGAACGGATCAAAGGCATAGATAAAGATAAATAACATATAGCATTAGGAATTGAACAATGAAATCGTTTACTGAATTTTTAACAGAATCTAAAAAAACCTATCCATTTAAGATAGGAGTAGCAGGTGACTTACCTGAAAATTTTGTAGATATGTTAGAAACATGTTTAGAAAAATATAATTTATCAAACTTGTCTACAGGTAAAAAGACACCTATACAAGAGCGTCCGTTAGATTTTCCACAACTAGAAAATATGGAAGTTACATATTTTGAAGCGGAAGTAAACTATCCAACTACATCTCAAGTTATGCAGGAATATATCGGCAAATGTTGTGGTTGTCCTCAAACACACATTATTGTACGTAATCCTAATGATATGGCTGAAGAATATCAGGAAAAGAAAGAAGATACACCATACGAAGCAATGCTAGGCAAAGACGATATGGGCGGCGAAAGCGCACAAGAATCAGTTGGCGGCAATCGTGTAATGGATCTATTAAAAGAATTAGAAACTGCTCGCAAAGACAACGAACATAGTCCAATAGACGGCGTAGCAGCAGGTGAATCAGCAGATATCACTGAAACAGAAAACACTAAAAGTGTTGTAGGGAGCTAACTATGGACATGAAAAAATTATTAGAATCAATTGATACTATTGATTCAGGAAAAAAAGAAATTAAAGAAATGGCTTCTATGAATATTTCAATGAATGCGGATAGCGCAGATGAAGTTGGAAGACTATTAGATATTGTCAAAGGTGCAGCAGGTGCAGATCATGCGCATACAGTAGGCCCAGACGATATGCCAGAGATGCCTCCAATGCCACTAAAAGGCACAAATGATATGCGTACAGATATGGAAAACTTTTCTAGCATTGTAAACAGAGCTGAAGAAGAAGTAGGCGAAGAAGAAGTAGACGAAAATGCATACAATCAAGCAGCAGCGGCAGCAGCAAGAGCACATAAAAGTGAATTTGAATTTCCTCCAGGATCAGGAAAAATGCACCCAGTAAAAATGAGCAAAGACACAGCACATAAATTAGACGACGATTATGC